TTAAAGCCCTTATAAGTTTAGACATTGAAAGCCCGGAGATGCTACGCTTCAAGCATGAGAACTGGAATGCTATGAGCAATCATACCGCTCCATACAAACTGACGATGCGCCTATACTGGGATACTGACCTTGTTCTACTTGATAAACTAAGCAGAATGGAAAGCATGTACTCGTACATTAAGGATCTAATCTACTGGGATATCGGTATAGATCCGGACACGCTCCCGCACCATAAGAATAGAGGTAAGCGAGGGAGAAGAAAAGGAATTACCAAAGAAGAATATGCCGCTATAGTTACTGGGGTTTATAGGATGAAAAGTCAAAACAGACGACTAGATATTCCAGAAGATTATTTCCTAATGAACTAAATTACGAAGGCACTAACCTAGTGGGAAGTAGGTTAGTGCCTTTCTTATTTACCATATTATTCTAAATGAGTCAACTGTTATACTGCGATACCCATGTTCTCAAGTTCCTGTCGGCTGATGTAGATCACTTGCCCTCCATCCGGGGGGATATTTACTAACGGATGCAGATGATCTGCTTCCCATTCTTTCTGTTCGTTGGTAAGCCATTTGCGCTCATCCAGATGTCCGGCTTCGCAATGTACTAACTCGTGTTTAAAAGCTGCCCATTGCTGAGTCGCATAGTGCCGTGAGTTAACATAGATAGTGTATGTTCCATCCGGGTTAAGAGCAGATCCTCCACCGACATTATAGGGCAATGGAACATAGTAAACGAAATAGTCTATACCCCAAATAAGGCAGCGCATGTTTCGTGGTCCTCCTCTACTATTAATATAAGGATGTGGTGCTGGAGTAACAGGGGTTATTTAGGCGCGGATTTCTTATGGAATCAATCCGGCATCGTTCCCTTTAGGGCTTCGATGATCTTAATAGCCTGGTCGATCTCACGGTCCGATGCTCCCTTCAGAGTCTGGAGAAGCACCTGTGTCTTGTCGCTGTGCTTTGACTCTTCATCGATATCTTCCGCGCCTATGAGATAATCTGTGGTAACTCCAAAGTAATCTGCTAGGCTTCTAAGAACTTTATAACTCGGCTTGCGCACATCTTTCTCATAGTTGTTCATCGTTGGTCTGGATATACCGATGGCGCTGGCTACTTCTTCCTGTGTTCTATGATCCCTCTTCCGGAGGGAGAATATCTTCTGCCCCAGGGTGAGCTTTGCGTTCTGCTCCAAGTTCTCCTTCATGTAGTCTTTTATTGTCGATAATGCTTCGATCTCTTTATACCCTCCCATGCCTTCTCCTTTCTCCGTTATAATGTTTCGACTAGTAACTTTATAATAGCACAAGCTGGAACATTTGTAAAGAAAAATTTTTACAAAACGGAGACAAAAATTTAAGAAAGAAAGTTGCTGAATGAAACAAAATTGTCGTTGACATTAGCAACATAATCTGCTATATTAGCATCATCAAAACGTTGCTATAAGCAACAGTTGAGAGAAATAAATAAACAGGATGAACAGGAGATCAAAACAATGAGTGTTCTTGCAGCAGTGATGTTCGCTATCCTCTGCATTGCGGCAGTGGCCATAGCGTTTAGGCTGTACCCCATTGTGGTGTACAGGATGACAGCGGAAGAGTACTACGAAGGCCGCGACTTCTTCCAGCTTGAGGATGAGATGTCGGATGCCCGGTTGTTCCACGACAGGACTCCGATTGAGATTATCCGGAGGGATGAAGATGCATGATCTTAACTGCTCCCCTTCCAGGAACGATGCTCGACCGAACATGATTCGCAAGTATCGAGAGCGGAAGTACATGAGCCAGAAAGAACTGGCCGAGAAGACCGGGATATCACGGCAGTGCATCGCCGCTCTGGAGCGCAGAGGTAACAGGCCGAGAGATCCGGAGATGGCACAGCAGATTGCCAAGGTTCTTGATGTGAGTATGGCACAGCTCTTCGGAGATATCGATGAGTCACCGTATATTGACTCCGGTTTTTACACTCCTCAGTTCTCCGGCACTTACCTCTGTGCCTTCCGTAAGAGATACTCCTCTCAGATGTACCACCTGGTTCTCTGGTGGGATTCGGATCTCAAAGAGTGGAGGCTGCTTGACACAGGCGGATCCCCTACGAATGATCTGTTCAAAGGCAAGGTTCTTTACTGGATGGAGATTCCGGTAGTGATTGACTAAGTAATTTCTTCTGTTCCCTTTCCTCCCTTTTCTGGCTCGACACTGCTCTTTCTCCCTGCCCTCCGAAGTTCGGTTGGCTAGTTGCATTTACCTCCTTCAACAATTCACACTCCCTTTTACACTGACATTTTTACCTCTCCTTACATATAAAAGTATCTGGCTTATTCCTTTCCACAGATACGTTTCTCCTCTCAATAGTTGTTTGATGATATACAGGAGGGCAGCGAGAAGGGGCAGTGCTGAGTTCCGAAAAGAGAAATAGTTTATGCCCTATTGGGTATAGGGCGTAAATGAGGCGCGAATATCCTAGAAATGAATAACTGAATAAATATACATCATTATGAATACATGAAAGGTAGGTTGTAAACAATGGCAAAAAGCAAAGCACGGGTGTGCAGTAATCCGAATCCCATGGTAGACAACCATGCTATCCGGAAAGCGATCATCAATTCCGATTGGACCTTCGAAGAGTTCGCTGATGAACTCGACCTCTGCTACCATACGCTGAACGCAAGGCTCGATGATGGTAGGTGGACCGTACTGGAAGCTTACAAGGTATGCAAGCTTCTCAGCCTCAACTTCACGGATGTGTTCTTCGCTCATCCTGAGCGGCTTCCGGGGGTGGCATGATGGGAATGTACAGCGATATGGAGAACAGCCGGATCGATGATGTGGATGTTCTCACCGAAGAGGAAACCAAGCAGAGGAACAGGGAGCTCTGCGAGAAGTATCCGTTCCTTATTCCCTCTAATAGATTCTCCGGTAAGCGGATCACAGAGTGCTGCGGTCCGGATGGAGAGGAAGGCTACTGGCCTGGTGATCCGAAGGAGCATCCGGATTATGACTTCTCCTATACCGAACTGGATGACCTCCCGGAAGGGTGGCGCATCGCATTCGGTGAGGACATCTGTAAGGAGATCATGGATGAACTGGTCGAGCATGATCTGGTGGACAAGTACAGGATCACCCAGATTAAGGAGAAGTACGGATCTCTCCGTTGGTACGACAATGGTGGTACGGACAAGCTGTACCATGAGATCATTCCCAAGTATGAACGGCTCTCGATGAGGACATGCATCGGATGTGGTAAGCCAGCTACCGTGGTAAGTACCGGATGGATCTGCCCCTGGTGCGATGACTGTGCGGCTGATATACAGGGATCGTTTGTTCCTATCGGTGAGGCCTATGGATCGGAGGTCGAGAGCTGATGGGCGGTTGTACTAGTATCAACTGGGAGAAGCATCGTCGAGTGGTGGGCGGTAAAGCAGGATACAGTATTCGTCCGAAGCACGTTCCCCGTATTCAATGGACTAGCCCGAAGCAGCTCGCAATTATAGATGAGCTCCTTGCTAAGCTTGAAGACAAGGGTGTGGATGTCCAGGTGGTTAAGGATGATTACAGTTCCACAAGGCGGAACTATAAAAGGGATGCAGCTACGGCTGTCAGTATGATTCGACGTCTTACGGATATAGGATTGCAGAATGGTATCTCTATTGGGTTTGAGATGTTTTATCTTAATCTCTGTAAGGAAAAGAAAACCGGGAAGAAGATCAAGTACAAAACAAGCAAGAGATATACCGCTCCGACTGGCTATGAGTTTATCGGTGAGCTGCAGAAAATAAAGAGGTACAGTGATGGCAGAGAAGAAGCTTGCTAATGGGATCTGCCTGGATTGCATCTGGATGAAGCACTCCAAGCATGATTGGTATGTAGGCAGATGTATGCACGATCTGCACAGTATAGACAACATTCGCAATCATGATTGTTGCAACAGTTACGACAGTTATGAGAACGAATACTATGATGACTACGACGGAGATGACTCCGATGTAGATATTTAATGGAGGAAATTGTGTATGAATTTTGAGAAGCTGATGGACGCTCTGGCCGATGGCGATGATGAGATCGAGATCCACATCAAGCACAAGGTCGATGACGAGGATGAATGCTCCGGATGTGATAAGGACTCCTGCCCTATCGATATTGATGATATCGATGACACCCCTCTGGAAGAGAAGGAGTTCAAAAACTTCCGGGAATTCATCGACTTCCTTACTTCCATCGATGATGATGACGAGGAAGATGAAGAGGCAGAACTGAAGGAGTACGAGGATAGTGCGAAAGAGGCATACCTCGAAGCAGTTAAAGAGAAGGGCCAGGAGAAAGCCGATGCTATTCTGAAGATCTCCTCAGCTGAGGCCACCATCCAGCAGGCTATGAAGGAGAAGCTTCCCATCCGGGACAAGGACGTCGAGGCATACAACGATGCTCTGAAGTTACTGCTCGATCCGCCTGAGTTCCTAGTTGATCTGAAGTACTTCCTCATCGACAAGGCAAATGAGGATGGAATGGATAAACTGAAGAAGTAAACCTCCGTTATAGGGTTGGGTAGGGAATTTAATAGCCGTACAGAGATGCGGAAATTCCCTACATCCCTATTAGGGATATAGGCAATTTTGTTACGTTGATAGGAGTAATAATGGAAAGACAATTAGCAACGATCCGAAGGGTCAGCCAGGTGGATGGCATTCCTAATAAGGATCGCATCGGTCTTGCCCACATAGATGGATGGACCGTGATCGTACAGAAGGCTGACATCCATGCTAATGATCTCGTTGTCTTTTGCGAAATAGATTCGGTGCTGCCGGATGCTGAGTGGTGTTCCTTCCTTAAGGACAGTAAGCGCATTAAGACAATGAAGATGGCCGGATGTCTGAGCCAGGGTATTGCATTCCCCCTCTCTATTCTTCCAGCAGGAACAAAGGCTGTCGAGGGTATGGATGTCACAGAGATCCTCGGTATTACCAAGTGGGAAAGGCCGGATGCTACAGACAGTATTGATGAACTGTTGTCTAAGAAGCCAAGCAAGAAGTATCCGACATGGCTGCTCCGGTTACTGAGGAAGCCATTCTTCCGCAAGTGGCTAGGCAAGTGGCTGCTGCCTAAGAAAGTACTGAAGGGCTTTCCGGAATTCGTAAGCAAAACAGATGAGACTCGGATTCAGAATGCTCCGTGGTATCTGGACAAGGATCAGCAGTGGTGCATGACCGAGAAGATCGATGGCCAGAGCGGAACATTTATTGTGAAGCGCACCAATAAAGTATGGGGCCCTAAGTTTGAAACCTTTGTCTGCTCTCGGAATATCCGGCTGAGTAAACCGGACAACAGTTCCTACTGGAAAGTGTGGAAGAAGTATGGTCTGGAGCAGATACTCATCAGCCTGTGCAATTCCCTTCAGAGTGATTGGGTCTGCATCCAGGGTGAGGTCATCGGCCCCGGTATCCAAGGCAATAAGTACAAGAGATCTGAACCGGAACTGTATGTGTTCAACTTCATCACAAGCCGTGATGGCAGATGGGCATCAGCAGATGGGAAGCTTCTTCTCGAGCCACTCGGTCTTAACTGGGTTCCAATTATCGGCACAGGGCTTCTGCCTAAGTCCGTTGAAGAGATGCTTACGCTGGCACATGGCCCGAGCAAGTTAGCTGACACACTGCGTGAAGGATTAGTGTGCCGAAGTCTGGATGGAGTGCAGTCCTTTAAGGCTGTTGATCCTGAGTTTCTTATCAAATGGGGTGAGTGATTTGAAGACTATCTTCTATGCGGTGGTATCCGCAATCGCTCTGATCTTTCATGGGGGCAGTCTCTGGTGCGCCTTCAAGGAGATTGATGGCTTCAAACGGAATGAGTTTTTCTCAGTGGCCGTTCTATTTGAAGTCATCGTCTGGGGCGGGATCATCATGTCCTATCTTACAAGGGTGATGGAATGAAGCATCTCGGAGATATCACACAGATTAAAGGCGATGAGATCGAACTTGTCGATGTCGTTATAGGTGGCTCCCCCTGTCAGGATCTGAGTGTAGCTGGAAAGAGAGCCGGTCTGGCAGGTGAGCGTTCCGGATTATTCATGGAGCAAATAAGAGTCATCAAGGAGATGCGAGAGCATGATAAAAAACTTAGAGGGTCAAGTGAACTGGTTCGATGTGATGGACCAAGCTGGCTCAGACCAAGATTCATGGTCTGGGAAAATGTCCCCGGAGCCTTCAGTTCCAACAACGGCAAAGACTTCGCAGCCGTCCTCGAAGAGACGGTCAGGGTCGTCGAGCCGGAAGCCCCAGATATTCCTGTGCCTGATGGGGCATGCCAGAAATGTGCAAAGAGGGTTCGCTGTGAAAGATCGTGTTTCTATTTTAAAGATTGGGCTCGTGGTAGAAAAAAGAAAGTGAGATTAAAAAATGAGTGAAGTGTTAACGATGACCACCTTCTCTGCAAAGGAACTGAAGCGGATTGTAGATCTGTTCCCTCAGACAGATCCTCGGACCAGAGACTATGCCCAGCTGTGTGAGAACCTTGAGAGGTTCGCAGCTTCGATAGGCAATGTCGATTGGGTACTTGGACTTACTCCTCCGGATCAGCAGAAGCCACAGATCGTGCAGTTCAATGCACCTACAGCGGAGGATGAGAAGTTTGAAGATCCTGCTCCGGTGGAAGCAGAGCCTGTAGTTGAGACTCCGGATCCTGTTGAAGAGGAAACCCAGGTTGAGGAAGATGCTCCGAAGTATGAGGCTTCTGAAGTTAAAGCGGCCATAGCTAGAGCGAGAGCGGCAAAGAAGATTGGCAGTCCGAAGGCCTGGATTCAGGAAGTAGTCGGTGTCGATGGGTTCGATGCTATACCGGCTGCGAAGTATGGTCTTGTAATGCAGAAGCTGAAAGAGTTGGGGGTTGATTGATTGCCTGGTGTACATGCTGCGCTTAGTCCGAGCGCCGCCAAACGATGGGTATCCTGTCCTCCATCCGGAAGATTAAACCAAAAGTATAGGGATCTTTTCGGAGATCAGAGTTCTGAATATGCCACTGAAGGTACGCTTGCGCATTCGGTAGCGGAGTTAAAACTCCGCAGAGAGAATGGAGAGATCAATGCATACAACTTTAGCGAACAGCTTAAGCAGCTTGGAGAAATCCCTTCGGAGATGGACCGCGCTACTGATGACTATGTCGATACTATTCTTGCTGAACTCTTTGCTGCCCGGAAGATTGATCCGTCCGCCCAACTGTTCATCGAACAGCAGCTTGACATGAGCGAATGGATTCCGGAATGTTTCGGTACTTCCGATGCAGTTATCGTATCAGAGAATGGTCTGGTAGTTGGAGATCTCAAATACGGCAAAGGTGTCCCCGTATCTGCGGTTGGAAACTATCAGGCTAGGATCTATGCCCTTGGAGCATACGCATGTTTTCAAGAACTTTATGACATAAAGCATATCAAAACAATCATCATACAGCCACGACTTGAATCGGTAACGGAAGAGATCATTGCTGTGGAAGATCTTCTCAACTGGGCGGATGAGGTAATCAGACCCGCTGCACAATTGGCTTGGCTCGGACAAGGAGAATTTAATGCGGGACCACATTGCCAATTCTGTAGTGTAAAAGCAATCTGTAGGGAGAATGTTCTGAACTCCCTGTCCGTCATTCAAAATATGTTTGACTCTCCGGACGTAATCTCGGATGAGAAGTTGGAGAAGATGCTCCCCTATCTGGAATCAGCAGAGCAATGGATTAAGGACGTAAAGGCGTACATCTATAGCAGAGCTCTGTCTGGTGAACACATTCCAGGTTTCAAATTGGTCGAGGGGAAACGACCAAGCAGAGTATGGGAAGATGAATCGGCAGTCATTGACCAGCTCTCAAGGGCGGGCTATTCCTCAGAGCAGATCTATACGAAACCGAAACTCAAGTCTGTGGCTGAGATGGAAAAGACTTTGAAGCATGCTGCGTTTGAAGCTCTGGTTGGAAAGTATGTGTACCAGGGGAAAGGATCTCTCACGTTAGTTCCGGAATCAGATAAGCGTGAGGAATACCGCCCGGTGGATATGGACTTCGCCGATCTCGGTGAGCCTAGTAATGTAAATTAAAATGAACAAAATGATTATTAATGTATGGAGTAATGAACATTATGAATCTTAATTTGAAAAAGAGCAATGATGGTACGGTAGTTCGTGTCGGTGAAGTTCGCTTCTCCTATGCCCGTGTGTTTGAGCCTTATGCTCCGCCCGACAGTAATCAG